AGAAAGATTAAGAAAGTAAAATCCTATGATATTCAAACAGGTGAAGAGGTATTCAACTTTTATCCTGAGAACTACATAGTTAATAAAGACTTAGGAGAAGAAGAGGAGATTTATTATGTAAATGAAGCATGGGAAGGAGTTAAAATAGGTACTGATATTTATATTAATATGAGACCTAGGGTTATTCAATATAATAGATTAGATAATCCTTCAAGATGTCACTTTGGTATAATAGGTTCTATATATAATATCAATGATAATAAACCTTTTAGTTTAGTTGATATGATGAAACCATATAGTTATTTATATGATGTTATTCATGACAGACTAAATAAATTAATTGCCAAATCTTGGGGTAATATGGTTAAGTTTGATTTATCAAAGAAACCTAAAGGTTGGGATATAGATAAATGGATGTACTATGCTAAGACTATGGGAATGGTAGTTGAGGATAGCTTTAATGAAGGTTTAAGTGGTGCGGCTTCAGGTAAATTAGCAGGTGCATTAAATAATGCTAGTAATGGTGTAGTTGCAACTACTGATGGTAATATGATTCAAGCTTATACTAATCTTCTTACTTTTATTGAGGAAGAGATGGCACAAGTTGCAGGTATATCCAAACAAAGAGAAGGTCAAATTAGTAATAGAGAAACTGTTGGTGGTGTGGAAAGAGCCACTTTACAATCTTCACATATTACAGAATGGCTATTTATAGTACATGAAGATTTAAAGAAAAGAACGCTTGAAGCTTTCTTGGAAACTGCTAAAATAGCATTAAGAGGAAGGTCTAAGAAATTCCAATATATCTTATCTGATGGTTCTATGAAAGTTATGGATATTGATGGTGATGAATTTGCAGAAGCTGATTATGGATTAGTTGTAGATAATAGTAATGCTTCTCAAGAGTTAAATCAAAAACTTGATTCATTAGCTCAAGCAGGTTTACAAACTCAAACTCTATCTTTCTCTACTGTTATGAAACTTTATAACTCTATTTCAATAATTGAGAAACAGAGAATTGTTGAAAGAGCAGAAAAAGAGATGCAAGAAAGACAAGCTCAACAACAGCAACAAGAACAGCAACTTCAACAACAACAAATGCAACAAAATGCTCAACTTGAACAAGCTAAGATGGAACAAACAGACCAACTTAATGCTAGAGATAATGAGACTAAGATACTTGTTGCTCAAATTAATGGTAAAGCAGAAGCTGAAAGATTTGCTATGATGAATGATGATACTTATACTGCTAAAGACAAAGCTACTTTAGATGAGCAGATAAGACAATTCAATGAGAATCTTAAACTTGAAAAAGAGAAACTTGAGATTACTAGAAAGAAAAATCAAACAGATGCTGATATAAAAAGGCAGCAACTTAAAAATAAAAGTAAGTAATGGCAAAGATAAAAAACATAAGAGCTAATGAACTTGTTAATGGTGGAACTTCAGAAGAGATAGTATATCCAATAACTGCAACTAAAGCAGTTTATGATGCTAGTACTTCTGAGTCCCTTAATAAGATACTGAGGAAGAATAGTATTATTAATACATCTATTGAGCCTACTGCAACTGAAACTTTAATTACACGTAATGTTCAATCTGCTATAAATTCTATTCCTACAGAGAATAGAGTATTAGGCAGTAATATTAAGTTTTTTACTGGTAATACATGGGAATTTAGGTGTTTTAATTCTACTTCAATGGCTGATTGGAGTAACATTGATGCTTGGGTTAAACCTTGGCAAATAGATTTTAATACTATTGAATCTTGGAAAAGCAACTTAGGTAAAGTAGCAAAAGGAGTTGATATTAATTATGATGTAAATAGTATGTTCTTAGAAGTTGAGTATGTTAATTTACCAGATGGGGGAATTAAGAGTACTAACTTAGAAATCCCTATAGCTTCTTTAGATAATGTAGGTTTACTTTCTACTGAATTTTATGCTGCAATAAACACTTCTTATGATTTTCTTAGTGGTATAAATAAAGTACCTAAGTTAGTAATAAATACTTCTGATTTTTATAGTGATAGTAGTATGGTAGGATTTACTATGCATGATTTTTCTGTAAGTACAGGAATACAATCAGAAACTTCAGTAGCAATTCCTACAGTATCTAAAACTAGTGCTGGGGTAGTAACTTCTGCTATGTATAATAATTGGACTGATAGTATAGAACAATTATCTAATAAATATAACAGCTTACCTATAGGATTAATAGATTCTCTAAATATAGAAGCTACAGCAATGGATGTTTCTCTTAGGTATTCTACCTTAGACTTAGCAGATGAAAGTGCAATAGTTAATAAATATACTGTAAATTTACCAGTAGCAGGAGCTACTCAAGCAGGTATTATTTCAAGTACTGACTATACACAATTCTTAGATACAGTAGGATCTGCTTATAGACTTGAGTATTGGCGTAAGCAGTTACCAGCACTATTAACAGGAGATACTAAATTTGAAGCATGGCAAGGTGGAGTTAGGTTTAATAGAAGTGAGGTTATAGTAAATAGTGATAGTTCTGAACCTACTATTAAAGCTACTTCCTTTGAATTTCCTTTGGCTTCTTCTTCTCAGGGTGGAATCCTTGATGCAGAATATTATAATAAATTTAATAAATGTGCATACTTTGGTCCTAATGATGAAATAATACCTGCTTATATTGTAGATAAATGGAATATACTTGCAGGAGAAGAAGGTAAATTTAATGATGAGACAGGATACTTTGAATTAAATGGTATCACAGATATTGAGTATGAAGAAGCAATGAGAATAATGGCATTGTGTGATACTACTTATATTACATCTAATGCTAAGTGGAGATTCTCAGATGTAGCTTTATATAAACATAAAGTACGTACTTTATTTCCTATTTCTACATTTGATGTAGAAACTGCATTTATGTTTTATCAGCAAGATCCAAGTTACATAGCCCTATATGTACATATAAATAATACTTCTAATGCAGAATCTGCATTTAATTCTAGCACTTTAAAATATGTTTATGGGGATGTAAAATTATCAGATTCTATATCATCATCTAGAGTTAAAAATATGATAGGAAGAAATGTAGAAATCATAAAGATTAAAAATCTAAAAGTAGATGCAGACTTCAAATATGCAAAGTCATTAAACTATGATAGTATGAAGTATCTTATAGATGAAGCTACTAATACTTCTACTATAACTATAACTGTACATCAAGATGTGTATGATAAATTAATTGGAGATACATCAAATGATGTAGTAGCAAATCTAAGTGCAGATGAGCAGCTTAAGTGGCAGGCTCTTATAGTCCTTGCAGAGAGTAAAAATATAGTATTTGCAGTATCAACCACAAATGATAAAATAGTATGATAGTAATAGAGAATAAACAAGTATATTCAAATCATGGAAAATATATACATCGTAAAAACTCAGAGGTATATTATAAACGTGGAATAATATTAAGCACTGATACTATAGACAACTTTGAAGAAGTTGATGAATTACCTAAGTATTCATATCAAGAGTATAAAGAGAAAGTATCAGAATTAATCCATCAACGCTATAGTATAGATGATGAGATAGCACTAAGTGCTAATCTGAGTAGAGGTGATGAGTATATAGATGAATATAATGAGTATCAGAATTACAGAGAAGAATGTAAAAGGATAGCTAAAGAATTTCTAAGTAATAGAGAATAATTACTAAACATAAATAATTTACTTATACTATTGTGTAAGTAAATTATTTTTTCTAGATTTGCTATCAATTTAAAGTCCTATTTTATGAAAGATACATTTTAATTTTTAGAGTGGAAGTTCATAGATAGTTAAAACAGTAGATAAAATGAATTATAAAAGAAGTTTATTAATTGCATTGCTACTATTATTATGTGTAGCTTGTAAAACTACTACTAAGACTATAGAAGTACCAATTGAAACTGTAAGAACAGAATATATAACACAGAAATCTTTTGATAGTGTTTATATACATGACAGTATTGATAAGTTTATATCAGGAGATACACTTATAATGTACAAATACAAGTATATATATAAGTATTTAAACAGAGTAGATACCTTAGTTAAAACAGATAGTATTCCATATACTATTACTGTTGAATCTGTAAAGGAAGTAAATCATATTAAAGGTTATCAATCAATACTTATGTATCTAGGATTTATATTTATACTTTTAGTAGTGTATAGAATATATAAATATATAAAGAGTAAAATAACTAATAAAACATAATTATGGGTATAGATATAATAATTACTGGATGCATAGGCATACTTACTACTGTTGCAGGTTCATGGAGTAGCTGGATATTTGCTCGTAGAAAATATAACAGTGAAGTAGATAATAATGTTATTAAGAACATGGAGAGTGTATTAGATTTCTATAAAGTCCTATGCGATGATAATAGAAAAAGACTAAATGAAACTATTGCGGAATTAAATACTGTGAAATTAGAAAATGCACAATTAAAACAAGAGTTAGCAGAGGTTAAACAGCAACTTCAAAAACTCATGTTAAGTGTTGGTAAATCAGATAAAAATAAGAAAAAGAATTAGTATGAAGAAAAGAGTATATTTGAATATAGTTGAGGGTGATATTAATGAAGTAAGTAAAAATGAATACTATGCTACTAGAGATGAAAATGGTGAGATTAATTTAGTGGTTAGGGCTACAGACATAGATTCTAGTACTGAATTAGGCGCAACCACAAGCCCTCTCACTGCTTTAAGATTTTCAAGTGAAATTTATAGAAATCAAAATCTATTAGATGGCACTTTAGGATCAAAAGATAGAGAAGCGGGTGAAGAATTTTTTAACACACAACTATCTATTATTAAAAGTAAAATTGACAAAGGAGAATGTGTTGAAGGTATTGATAGTAATTCTAATGAGACTATTTATTTACTTTATATAAAAAATGATTCATTCTCTTATGAAGTAGTAGCAAATAAAGACATTAATAAGTTCATGTTTAAAGAATATAATATGTGGAATGATTCAACTAAAGAGCTTAATGATGTTACTACTTATATAGAAAAGAGGTCCAATGACCATTGGTATGCTACTAGAATGGAATATCCAAAAGTAACATTTAAATAAGCTATAAAGAAATTTTATCACTATTGCTATAGATTAGAAATTAATTAATAGCAATATATGAAAGAACGCATTTATTTAAGAACTGTACTTGGTGATAAAGAAGAAGTATCAAGTAAAGAATGGTTAGTTCAAAAAACAACTAATAAAGATGTTTTAAAACTAACAAGAGGCAATAGTGAAAGTATAGTTAACACTGAAAATAGTAAAACTAGTTTAAGTGCAGATAAAACTAGTATAAGCTTTGATAGGTTGTTAGCTGCTGGAGAATTTTTTAATACTCAGTATGAGTGGTTTTTAGAGCATGACACTTCACCTAATAAAGACCAGTATAAACAGGGTGCTAATATAACAGATATGACAGATATTAATGCTGTTTTTGACCCTATAATGAATAACCTAGATATTAATGGTTATGAATTTAAGGAGACTGGAAATAAAGATGGTAGAAATGGTGATAATATATATTTAGTAAATGATGACCATGGAATTTATTTGGTGACTATAGATAAGGATGATAGTGATGGTTGTATTGAAAGGTATTACAAATTTACATACTTAGAGATGTATGATTATGCACCATATATTACAGAACTAATTGTAGAATATAAGAAGACATACTGTATAATATATGGTAGTTTACAAAAAGATTATTATGGAAATTCCTATCATTTAGTGAGTCTAAAAAGGTATCATGTATTTAATGACTATAGTGAAATAGATAGTAGCAAATAAAAAAAATGAATGAAAGTATGGGAAGAGCAAAACCTGTAATGCCTAAAGCAGGTGTTACTAAGAAGAGGAGAAGATATGTAAATGGAGGAAAGCTTAAGAAGTAAAACCTTATATAAGATAGAATTGTATTTACTGAAAGTGATTCCAATTACTTTAGCACTTATTCATTTGTTAAATACAATTCTATCTTATTTTAATATTGATTTAATATTATTCTCTTACTTAGGAGGAGTATCATTACTTCCTTTGATATTCCTTTATATATCTTCATATGTATTTAAATTTTGTGAATATCATAGGATATTTCTACATTATATAGTAGTCAATAATAGTATTACTTTATATGATTACTATATAGGGATTCCAATAAAGGATTTAAGTTTATTAATACTACATTTAATCCTAGCAGGTATATTCCTGTTTATAATATTATATTGTCATGTTAGACATA